CACACTCCCTAACTACTCCCTCACATACTGCTTTCATCATTCTTGTGCTCAACATTCTTTTGAACTTCTATATCGCTTTTCAATTGTACCTTCACTACCTTCTTACTTTCACTTTTCAATTTTTTTTCCACCTTTGGAAAAGGTGGAGCCAAATCTAGCCATAATGAGTGCTCAATTTTTTGGAGCCAAGTTTTACTAATTTTTACGAGCCTAGTCCATTATTCAATTACTTATTCCTTCCTTTGTTCCTCGGTTCCTCGCTTTTTACAGAACAGAACTTCAACTTATGAATTGATTTATTAAAAGTTACAGACATATGTTGTCAAATAATTTAAAAAAATTGAAAACTTTTTAAACACAGTAAGTTATAGTACAATACTTAAATCAAATGGCAACTTTTCTAAAAAACGCTTATAATGTTCTTATTGTTGAAGACTTTGAAGAGAGATCTCAAGAGAAAGAGATGAAAAAGGCTATCAAAAAATTAAACGAGATTGATCGCCTCAAAAAGAAGTCTGTGTTAACCCTAGAAGAATCTGAAAAGCTATCAATGGAGTCACACTATTTCAAGATAGCTTATCCAGAGCCATTTGAAAAGAAGCCATCGGAAAAAGAACAAGAATACATAAACAAGAAGAAGCAGAAGAGGGAGCGCGAGAATGCACTGAAGGAATCTGAAAGAGTTAGGAATGAACAAGAGAAGAAAGAAAGAAGGGAACAAGAAGAAAGATTATTGAAAGAAAAGGAAAATGCCAAGAAAGAAGCAGAAAGAGTGAAAAAGGAAGCAGAGAGACAACGAAAAGAAGCAGAAAAGGAAAGACAAGAAATACAAAGGCAAAGAAAAGAAGCCGAGAAAGAAAGGATCAGAATAGAACAACAGAACACTGAAGCAGATGCAGAAGTAAACGAAGAGCTTGAGAAACAAATAAAAGCAGAAATGAAAAAAAGAAAAAGAGAGAAAGACAAGGCTAGAAAATTGGCAAACAAAGAGGCCAAGAAAATAGCAGAAAAACTTGAAGCTCAACGAGCAGAGGCCGAAAGAATTAGGAAGGAAAAAGAAAAGGAACAGATTAGGATGAGAATTATGCAGTCTCTTTTAAAAAGTGAATTGGAAAAGGAGTGGGCACTAACATTAATAGACAACAACAATAATATTAATAAAACCTACCGTATGCTATCATTGAAATACCATCCCGATAAAAATCCCCAAAAAAAACTCTGGGCGGAAGAACAACAAAAAGTTTTGAATGGATTACGAGAAGCAGCATCAACAATGAGAACTGTATTTTGAAGTGTGCAAAATCAATCAAAAGAGTGAAGATTTATCAATATTTATTTTGAAATCCTGAGAATTTTTAAACTTGATTAAATTGGTGCGGAACTTCACTTCCTTCAAGAGGTACTGCAACTGCATCTGTTTCAGATAGTATTGATTCTTCTGAAGATTCATCTGATTGTTGAATATATCTTGCGACTGCAACTGGGGTTGAAATTGGATTTGTACTAGGTATAACTTTCTCTACACTAACGTTAGTAATATTCAACATTGCACTTGGTTCGTGGTACAATACTGGTTGTAAAAGTGGTCTCTGTCTTACATTATCGTTCTCATTCTGATTTGAACAACAGGTTCTTCTAATCGGACCAGTGAAAGAAGCGAAGATAGATAGTACAAATAATCCACCCCCTATAACTCCAAAATAAAAGTCCATTTCTCTAAATGGTTCGCTTGTGCTGTTTGCAAATACAACACATAATCCTAATAGACAAACTGCATTAAACAAGAAGAATCCCCATAGATAACATAATCTTCTATCACTGATTTGAAAGCACACCATTGTATTATTGAATATTGTACAATAACTACTTATTGTTAATTCTTTTTCAATTTTTTATTTTACTATAAATCTCAAATTCTTATTTAGAGATTCATAATATAAGTTATTCAATGTCAACTCTTTGCGTTACACATAGTTACGGATTTTTTAGTTGTTGTTCTATGAGACTACATCAAATTGTAGATTTCTTCAATAAAACCCAAAAGTGTCCTGATATTGTAAACAGTTCAGAACAATTCAAATGGTACAAACCTAAAGGAGAAACCAGAGATATTACACACGATTATTTCAACAAAGATCTTGAAGATAATTTTGTTGTACCATTTACAGGTTTTGTTAATTACATACAACAATACCAATATATTGATTACAAAAATATTGATTTTAATTCATTAATTCCACTTTTAAAAAAGTATTTTAGTCCATCATTAGAAGTCAATAAAATTATTGCTACTATGGAACAAAAATACAATTTGCCAGAACAATACAATAATATTTGTGTGTTATTTCATCGGGGTAATGATAAAGTAACAGAAACAATGATCTGTCCATATCAACATACATTTTATAATGCGAGGCTCATCAAAAAGAAAAATCCTGGGATCAGATTTTTGATACAAAGTGACGAAACAGAGTTTATAGAAAATGCATTAGAACAGTTCCCTGGATCTATTGTTTTTAAAGATGAGATCCGACATATGAATAAGAATGAAAGTATGACAGTAGACTTTGATCTACGTTATAATATATTTGAGTTTTCTAAAAAATACCTCGCCATAACAATTATTATGTCAAAATGCAAATACATAATTTGCGGAGCAGGTAATTGTTCTATTTGGATTATGTTATATAGGGGAAATGCCAATAACATAATTCAATATTTGAATGGAAAAATGTTGGTTAATTGTGAAGCTTAATATTTATTCCATTTGCACCTATTTTCATCATTGAACCACCAAAAGTTGATCTTAATTTTTGTTGGTTTTTACTATGTCTATGTATTGGTGCCGACGTTATTACTCTCAAATGTTTTGCCTGATCCTTCAAGTACTCCATCTTGGCTTGTTCGTGTACAATTTTCTCTGTCACTTTTTCTCCTCTTTGAATTCTTTCCATAATATTATTACGTTTTGCTTCACAAGCTTTGCAAGTACATCCTTCATCCAAATAATGTGTTCGTTGAACCTCAAACATATATTGATTCTCATTTGTAATTTTCTCGTAAAATGCATATTCTGTCTGTGTAAATGGTTCAAAGCTTTCCACCTGTTTTGAACGCCACATATTCAAATACTCGTTTCTCTCTTCAACACAATAATAATACTGTAAAAGAGGGTCTTCTTCTATTGTTCTCAACAAATTTTCCGGAATTTTATAAGAATCTTTGAATTTATTAAACATCTCTTTGATCGGTTTGTTGCTAGTCTCATAATCATTTATAATCGTAATTTGAGTGCCAAGTATAGCCGTCAATATTTGACCCCACTGTTGCGAGTCTTTGAGCCTGAGCTTGATATAGTTGACACCATTTATGGTCTGGGATAGATAGTTATTCTGAAAATCAAACTTCTCTGGTAACGGAATTTGATAAGCATTTCTATAATGGTCTTCGTTGATCAAATGAGGGAATAAATTATTGAACCTTGTTATCACCTTATTCACATTATAGTTGTTAATCAAGTGTGGCGAATTATTGAAATGAAACGTTGCCAATTTCTCAAAATATTTGGATATCTTCTGTTCTATTGGTGAACGATAAATATCAATCACATATACGTTCTTACCTAGAGTTTGGTTATATATTATGATATCTTTTACAGAAACATTCTCAATATTACAAAGTACCTTGAGCATAAGCTCATCGTGAATGTGCAAAACTGTGAACTTATTATATGCTGACATACGAATAGAGGAAACAATCGTTGTTGATCCGACCTTTGGAGGACAATAAACAATCACCAGATTTTTGTTTTTTTCAACTGATAAATCATCGCATATATTCAGCTTTTGATTTGCTTCTTTTAACATCTCTGGAGTTGCCATTTAATAATAACTATATTATGTTTTCAGACTTTTATCCTATATTTGATTAGGTGTTTTATGCATCTGTAATAAAATGCTTATTCATATATTTTTGAATATTGAAAAATGTGATCTTGTCATCAGTTGTTACTCCTAAAAGTGTCTTCAGTTTCTCATCTGGAAGAATGATCTGTTTATTTTCACTAAATTGTAGATTATTGGTTTGAATGTATTTCGTGAGGGCCTTTGCTACATCTGTACGTGCCATTTGTGTACCTTCTTCCTTATTTAAGAACTTACATAGCTCATTGCTGACTTTTGTAGGTTTCGCAAATCCGGATGGCTTCTTGGATATGTTCTTTTTCGCCTTATGTTTTTGGTTCTCTTTTTTAAGTGACTTCATCTGTTTAGTAATACCTTTCTCCAATAGACGTATTTCTTGTTGTATAGATGTTAGTTGAATTTTTAAAGATCCAATATTGGTTAAGATTGAGCTAAACTGAGAAGCCAATTCTGATACAGGTTCTATAGGTTGTTCCATTTTATTGTTATTATTCAATTCACTTTAAATATATTTACTTAAAGTGATTTTATTTTTGGATTTATTTAACGTCTGCTTTGGCCACGTCCACGGCGTTGGCTTCTTCCGCGTCTTTGAGTGCGTCCTCTACGTTGGCTGCGTCCTCTTCTTTGGCTGCGTCCTCTTCTTTGGGTGCGTCCTCTAGCTCTTCCATATGTTCCTTGAGGCATAATTTCTTGTTGTGAATATCCTTGTCCGTATGCTGGAGAGAATGATTGTTGGTATCCGTATCCTGACATATTATAATATAACTAAATATTTTTTTTGATAAGTAATTTAAATTAATTATCAAATATTATGGACATTGTGAGTTTTGATCTCACTACCTCACACTTGCTAAGCGTGTACTCTACCAATTGAGCTAAATGCCCGAGTAATTTATATATTTTCAACTTATTCACATTTTTTCCTAAATTTGGCTACAATAAATTTTACCTCACTTAACTCGGATTTTATGCAGTTTCCTTAGGAGCACGAGGCTTTCTTCCAGGCTTGGACTTGGTCTGCGTCTTATTATCAACAAGAGTCCACTCTTTCTTCTCACCAGCATCCTTAGTAGACGCACTTCTAGGAGGTCCACGAGGCTTTCTCACAGGTCCACTTGATGACTGTGTGCGTTCAAGAGCAGGAGGCCTGGTAGAACGAGGTGCTCTCACCTGTTGTTCCTCTACCTCTTCATCATCTTCGTCCTCATCCTTATAACTGGTACGTGCCTGCTTGAACTCACGACGGGTCTCGCACATAAGCTTACCGCCATTAATTCCACTCACATCACTCGCTTGAAACTCGTGCTGACCACCATTAGTGGTAGTGAGCCCAAACTGAACATATTCCCCCTGAACGAGGTACTTGTACTGCTCTGATCCGACTTTGACACCGCTGTGGTGAACAAAAATATCAGAACCTGAACGAGG